CTAACTGGTCCTGGAGCTCCCTGGACGGTCTCAACATCATCGGAGAGGATGAAGAGGATGACAGTTATTTGGTTAGGTTAGATCTTGCTACTGTCCTGGACGATCCAAGGTTGGAGTATCAGGAAGACGACGAGGCACACGTGTGAGATGGGGCGGTGACTGGATAGAGATTGAAAACCCGCAGGACGTCCCTAACCTTTTCATCAAAGTCTACAAAGAACCTATAGACGGTCTTTATCGTTGTGATGGGATTTTCTACTTCACAATTTTCTACTTCACAGAGGATGAAGATGAATAGATGATTGTTAATCCACTAAAAAGGCAGGTGATGAGTAGATGAGAAGGCTCAGCATTAACGGACTTTATGCAAGTATCAGCGAGCAGTTAAAAGAGATCAGGAAGATGGACGTATACAATGAAGATATAAACATTCAGCAAGCAAAGATAAACAAGGCAAGAACGATCGCTTATCTTGTTTCTGTTGGGATACAGCTCTATGAGAAGTTACAACTTGCTGAAGAGGTGGAGAGTATCAAAGCAGATCTTGATAAACTCAATAAAGCCATAAAGAGAGGTGAGAACGATGAATAGAACAAGTATTAACAAGTTACGAGCTCAGTTGGAAGAAGTAAGGCAACAGGTTAAAGGTGACATTTGCATTATCCAAGAGGAAGTAGATGGAACAGCAAGCATTAACGAAGGCAACAAGAGGAGAGACTTTCAGAGTTTGGATGAAGCAAAGGAGTACCTAAGTAAAAGGAAAAATTGTACGCTGTTTATAAACGTAATCATGGATGACGGATCTAAACTTGAAAAGAAGGAGTGATAAAGTTATGGAAAAAAAGACGTGGCAAGAGTTTTTAAGTACCTGTGATGCTTCAGTTTTGAGATGGGATTCACTGGATAGTCTTGAAGTGGTTGGAAAAGATGGAACAACCTGCACCGTTCAAATCTCAATCCATGATTTTTTAGCAGATCACACAGCTTTCGATTACAAAGAAGAACAAGGCAAGTCTTTAGTAAGATGGGATAGTAGTGAATGGACTGAGATCGTTAACTGGGATGAAGATCCTGCGATTTATCTCAAAGTATACAAGGAGTTTGATGGCAAGTACCACACAGATGGAAGATTCTACTTTGATTTGAGAGAGGCAACAGAAGAAAAAGAAAAGTGCACCGATGGAGAAAGCACCGATGCACCTATTCAAGAGGTTGTGGAAGCTGTAGAAGCTGTCAAACTACTTTATACCTTCGATGAAATTATACCATATTTGAGATCATTTATCAAACAGGAAATTACTTTAATCCCACTACTTGGATACACAAAAGGCAACAAAGAAACAGGAGAAGAAAGATACAAAGCAGCTAAAAAACCGATTGCAAACAACTGGAACGATGAAAACTATAAAGGCTTGACAGGCGAAGAAGTTGAAAAGCATATAGAAAAAGGCGGCTGGCTTGGCTTAAAAATTCCTAAAGGTATGATCTTGATAGATGTAGATGAAGAACAAACAGGCGAGTACTTGTATAAGGTATTAGGTGAGCTTGGATTGAACTACCATGCTATTAAGACACCTCGAGGCTGGCAATTCTTTTTCAAAGATACTGGACAGGTTAAATCTCAGCTTGTTGGAGCTCTTACTAAAAGCTTGATAGTAGTAGATTACAAATTATCGGAGAAAGGTTATACCGTACTCCCTGATCCTACAAGGAACACAGAAGGAAGGTACTGGGAACATATAGCAGATGGAGAATTATCACCGCTTCCTGTGTTTCTTGAGCCTGTCAAGATTGCAAAGCCTAAAGATGTTGTTGAGATTCCTATCCCTGAAGGAAAAAGGGACGATACACTTTTTAGACACGTTAGCAGACTGAGGGATTTTATATCAGATGAAGATGAGATCAGAAAGATAATGTACTTCATCAATCAATACCTAACTAAACCGCCTTTGGAAAAAAAACATCTTGAAACTCTTATAAAAAAGAGAGATGGATACGAGTACGGTCACAGCGTTAGTATTGAGAAGTTGCAGGACGATGATAAACCAAGGATGACCGATACTTGGAACGCAAAACAATTCTCAAACATGTTTCAAGGCAAAATTTTGTGGTGTGATCCATGGAACACGTGGCTTATCTTCAAAGAAGGTAGATGGCAAAGGGATGATGAGCTAAAAACCGTGGACCTTGCCAAACAAGTAGCTAAAAGCATGTATGAGAGAGCTTCACAGATAGATGATGATAATGAAAGAAAAGCGTTCGTAAAGTGGACCTTGAGAACAGAAAGCAGGCAGGCACTTATGAACATGATCGAGCTTGCTAAGCCTGATCTTCCTGTGAGACCTGAGCTACTGGATGTTGATAAATATTTGCTAAACCTAAGAAATGGAACATACGATCTAAGAAATGATAAACTACTCTCACACAGTCCTGAGGATAGATTAACCATGATGGCAAATGTTGAGTATGATCCTGATGCAAAGTGTCCAAAATGGATTGAGTTTCTTAATAAGATCTTTGCTGGAGACCAAGACTTAATCAAATTCGTTCAAAAGGCGTTAGGATACTCTTTGACTGGTGACACAGGCGAGGACTGTTTCTTTATCGTGTACGGTACTGGGGCAAATGGAAAGACTACCTTTCTGAATACTATTGAAACTGTCCTCGGTGATTATGCTGCTCAGTCAAGACCTGAGACCTTCCTATCAAAGGATAGAGATACAATTCCAAGCGATTTAGCAAGGTTGAAAGGAAGGCGTTTTGTGGTTGCCACCGAGTTTCCTCAAGGTAAGGCGGTAGCTGAAAGCTTGATAAAGTCACTGACTGGAAGGGATGAACTAACAGTAAGAGAATTATTTGGCAAGTGGTTTCAATACAAACCTCAATTCAAAATTTGGCTTGGAACTAACCATAAGCCTGTAGTACGTGATAACTCTGTGGGATTTTGGAGACGTGTTAAACTTATACCTTTTGAAGTCCAAATCCCTGTGAATGAGCGTATCCGTAATTTTGAAGATATTCTTTTGGAAGAAGCAAGCGGGATCTTGAACTGGATGCTTGAAGGTTATAGAGAATGGAAAAATGAAGGTCTTGGAGATACAGAGAAAATCAGAGAAGCAACCGCAGAGTATAGAGATGAAAACGATGTTTTGAGGGATTTTCTTGAGGAAAGATGTATCGAAGATCCAAATGCTTCCATTAGTAAAAAAGAACTCTATCAAGCTTATGTAGACTGGTCCACCTTTAACACTGAGAAAACTCTCAGCAAAGGGACTTTCCTAAGACTGATTGAAGAAAGAGGATATAAGTCATACAGGAGCAACAAGGAGAGAGGTTGGAAAGGTATCACTTTGAAAAAGGAACAATAGAAATTCAAAAGAGAATAAGAAAACATCCAAAAGAGGCGTGGAGACTAAAAAAATCCACGCTTCTCTCTTTTTTTCCAAGAGTGTGTGAAGTGACAAAGTGACAAACTTACCCCCTTTTCCGGATTCTTACGTGAGAAAAAAATTTAGAAAAAAGAACGGGAAAACCACGTTACGGCGTCACTTGCGTCACTGGATATGTAAAAAAATAAGAATTGATGATGAACTCCGTCGGTGACAAACTTTTTAACGCTGGTGACAGTTTAGAAAGTACTCACGATTTGAAAAGAACTTAACCAAAACTTAAAAAAGGTAGTTGTAGAGATGTATACAGTGGGATAGTACAGAGCAAAAAAAGTATGTAATAAAGCCATGTTAGGAGCATAGAAAGAGTTTAGGATGATGATTCTAACGTGATTTTGGAGCTGACCCCCCCCCATAGGTAAAAGAAAGTGAGAAAAAGCGTGCTCATAAAATGCCTTTAGACGAGTTTCAAAGGTTCCTAACGTGTAATTCTCTATCTGTGTTTGATAGGATTCGTCTACGGGCTTCCTACGACCATACCCGAGCATTTGAAACGTCACCTATTCATGCTAACTGTGGAGCGTGTTTTAAGCGTGTAAGTAAAAAGATGGACTTATAACCGTACAAAACCGACCGCTTATGTACAAACCTTTTACTTGTGTACAAACCTTTTACTTTTATTTTGGTGGTAGTATAATTACAATGAAAACAAATCGTATAATAGATATTGACAATCACTACCAAGAGGTGTATAATATTAGTTAGGTTAAGAAAGGGGGGGGACAGTTATGAAAAGAGCAGAGAGTAAAGATCTGGCGGTTGCATATATCCGAGTAAGTACCGAGGAGCAGAGCAAGGAAGGCGTAAGCTTAGAAGCACAGGAAGAGAAGATAAAGGCGTATTGTAATCTAAGAGGTCTTGAAATTGTAGAGATATGCATAGATGCAGGTGTAAGCGGTAGCAAGAGACTGGAAAGCAGAGAAGCAGGCAGTAAGTTAATGAAGCTTATAAATGAAGGAAAAGCTAATGCAGTAGTTGCCTTTAAGTTAGATAGACTTTTCAGGGACGCTGAAGATGCATTACATACCACGAAATCATGGGATGAAAAAGGGATTGCCTTACATCTTGTAGATATGGGGGGACAAACAATTGACACAACCACAGCAATGGGACGCTTCTTCTTAAATATGATGGCAGGCTTTGCAGAGTTGGAAAGAAATTTAATATCTGAGAGGACAGCAACAGCATTAAACTACAAGAAAAAAAGTAAGCAAGCGTATTCACCTACACCGTTTGGCTTTGAGAGAGTTGGAGATAGCTTGGTAGAGAATGAACAGGAGCAAGCGATTATAAGAAGGATTTTCTTTGAAAGGAGTGAGGGACTATCCTACTGGAAGATAGCTGAGGAGTTAAACAGTTTAGGGATAGCAACGAAGAAAGGCGGTAAGTGGTACGCTTCAACGGTAAAGTACATACTTGATAATAATCTCTATGATGAGGCGGTGATGGTATGAAAAAGGTTGATGATGAGCTTCTAAAGAAGATAGTTGAAGAAGGAAAAGTTATGGCTCTTTTCTATGATATTGAAGACGTAGCAAGGTTACTCGGTGTTAGTATTCGTACGGTAAGGTACTGGATACAGACCAAGCAGCTGAGGGCGAGTAAGCTCGGTAAAAGATGGAAGGTAGAACATGACGATCTTGCTGATTTTGTAAATTCACGACAGAACATCAAGGAAGGCAAAGAAACTACAGAAACAAAATATGAAAGGGAGAGGTGAGTGAGATGACGTACATGGAATTTCTTGGCAGGATTGACAAGATAGTGTCGGAGCTACCGTACTACGTTCAAGACATTATCAAGCCGGAGCTCTTCCAGGCGTGGGAGAAGGCACGTTGGGAGAATGGCATCGGAGATACTACAAGGCATATAACTTCGTTCAGTTTCTACACCGCAGAAACAGAAGATCTGGACTACATGTTTGACAAAATTGTCACGATGGCAATAGCAGGGAGGGATTAGCATGAACGCGGTGATGATTAGTTACAAAGACTGGAAAAAAGAGCGTCAAAAGGGGATAGGTGGTAGTGATGCTGCCGCCGTCCTCGGTGTCTCCCGTTGGAAATCTCCTCTTCGCTTGTACCTCGAGAAGTTGGGAGAGATAGAACCAGAGCAGGATAACGAATACATGCTCTGGGGTAGGAAACTTGAGAAGTTAATCATTGAACACTTCGTAGAGGCCACAGGGAAAAACGTGGAAAAGATTGATAAAATACTTGTTCACCCGGAGTATCCGTTTATGATAGCTAATCTTGACGGGTACATCCCTGAAGAGGATGCAGTTGTGGAAGTAAAAACAGCTTCATCTTATAAGCTTGACGAATGGTCGGGAGACAACATCCCTGTCGAGTACGTACTGCAGGGGCAACATTACCTTGCAGTTACGGGTTGCTCTAAAGTGTACTATCCTGTCCTTGTTGGTGGAAACACGTTTTTCATAAAAGAGATGACAAGGGACGAGGAGCTCATCAACATGATAATCGATGCAGAGAGCAAGTTCTGGCACGAACATATTGAGAAACGGATACCGCCCGAGATGACCGGGTCGGTAGACGCAAGGGAGTTGTTGGACAAGCTTTATCCTACTGCAAAGGAAGGGTTAAAGGTTGAACTTCCACAGTTAGAGGAAACAGTAAATCAATTAGCAGTTACGCAAGCAAAGATAAAGGAATTAGAGCAGTTAGTAGACGAGCTCCAAGCTAAGATAAAAGAACAAATGGGGGAGGCAGAGATTGCCGAGATAGGAAGCTTTGTTGCCACTTGGAAACCGGTTACCACCGAGCGGTTAGACACATCACGTTTGAAGAAGGAACTCCCGGATGTTTATAAGCAGTTTCTAACGTCAAGCACTTCGAGGCGATTCAGTCTCAAACAGAAAAAGGAGGGGAAATAACTATGAGAAGAGTGGTTAAAGGAAGGGTTATTGATACTGAAAGAATGACCAAGTTAGCCGAAGTCAAGTTCGGGAATCTAACGGACTACAACTACGTTTGGGAAACTCTGTTTTATGACCCGGACTCTAAGTCGTTATACCTCTACGGGCGTGGAGGTGCTGCAAGTCGTTATGCAGAGCCCGTGGGGATTAATCAATGGTCGGAGGGCGAGAAGTTGATGAAGATTACAAAAGGCCTCGCTCTTCAGTGGCTGGAAGAAAACGGAATCACGGTGACCGATGAAATGCAAAAAATACTGGAGGAGGTGGAGTAACATGGTGGATACAGAGAAAGTGAAACAAATTGTGAAACAAAAACAAGAAGAACAGAGTAAAACGGACAAAGGGCAGACAGAGATTCAGACGCTATTGAACAAGATGAAGGACGAGTTCCGTAAAGTACTTCCTGAAACAATAAAGCCGGATAGACTCATACGGATAGCACTCACAGAAATGAGAATGAACCCACGCTTGTTTGACGCTTCAAAAGAGAGCCTCTTGGGAGCTCTTATGGTCTCGGCACAGTTAGGACTCGAACCCGGGGCTTTGGGATACTGCTACCTTGTACCCTATCAGAACAAGAAGACCGGGCAACTTGAAATTCAGTTCCAGCTCGGATACAAGGGAATACTCGAACTGGTCAGACGAAGCGGGCAGGTAGAAAATATCGAAGCCCGTGTGGTGTACGAGAAGGACAAATTCGATTTTGAATACGGACTGACTCCGAAACTCGTGCACAAGCCCGCATTGAAAGAAAGAGGAAAACCGGTGGCAGTCTATGCGATAGCAAGGTTCAAGAGCGGTGCAACTGCGTTCGATATAATGTCTGTCGATGAGATAGAGGCAATAAAGAAACGAAGTAAGTCTCCCGAATACGGTCCGTGGGTAACGGACTGGGAGGCAATGGCAAAAAAGGTTATCATTAAGCGATTATGTAAATACCTACCGTTAAGTGTCGATGTTCAACGTGGCCTTGCCGTTGACGAAACAACGAAAGTGGCAAGGAAAGATATGCAGGATGAAGAAGAAATCATCTACGAAGCAGATCTGACAGACTGGGATAAGGTGATAACGGTTGAAACAAAAGAAGTACCAATCAAAGAAGTACCACAAGATACAGTACCACAAGGCGTAGTAGCACAAGATGTAGTAGTAGAAGAAACAAAGGCACAGGAAGCAAAGACGTTTAAGAACCCTTTCATTAAGGACGAATGATAATAAAAACGCCCTCCGCTTTTCAGCGGGGGCATTGCCTTTATCCGTGCAAAGGAGGGGTGGGTAGGTGTACGTACAGAAAACCACGCTCACGGATGAAACAGACACAGATATTATACCACTTCTATTTATATAATACCACATCTATGGAAAAAAGTCAACAAAACTGATTTTTGCTTCTTTACATAATCGGAATTTGCGTTATAATTAGTATGGGAGGTGTACGACATGAGTTCTGAAGAGATAGAC